TTGAGTGTCTTCTTCTTTTTATCTCTTGACGGAAGGTTCTGGAAGTTCACCTTGTCCGTACCCGACCACCGGCCTGTATGCGCTCCGTAGTACTTCAACGGTATGGGGATGCGCCCGCGATTGCGCTTGGCAACGTCTAAGAATCTCTGACACCTTGTCTCTTCAAGGGTGGACTTGGTGTCGAGCCTGACCGCGCACAACATCTGCACTTCCTCGTTCTCGTGCTCAAGTAGTGCAAGAAAACCCTCGTCCTTTTTCGCCAGCGCAAGCGTAGGCTTGCCCGTGGTTGGGCTTATCTTCATCGGCGGGTCGATGCCGAACATCGACTTGAGCAGTTCACCAAATTGTTTATTACTGTGCAGTTTCTTCGGGACTTCTTCTGGGTTCTCGACCTTGATTGCTCGACCAACTTTACGGTACATGAGGAGCCTGTCGAACGCGAGAACGTCTAGCCTATCCTCAAGCATCGCGTCGTCCACGGTCAGCACAGGCTCCGTGAACATGCGGATCGTCATGTCGATCAGATCTAGTTCTGACTGAGGAAAGTCTTTAGACAACAGGCACCACAACTTGTAGGTCAGGTCTACGTCGTTGACGCAGTAGCGCCCGTATTGGTCAAGTTCTTCTTTGGTGAAGTCAACCCTGCGCTTGCCTTCTGCCGCCACTACGTCGTCGCCCTTAACTCCGATGCCATACCGCAGCGCTAGTGCTGCGAGTGAACCACCCGCGTCCACCCCGTGGATCGCCCGCGCCATGCACAACGTATCGCGCAACGCTTTGGGCTTGATGCCGTACATCCAACTGAGGATCGCACCATCGAACAGCGTGTTGTGGCAGAGGACTTCACTATCGTCCCACGGTAGGGTGGACAAGTATTTAGCGATCTCGTCTTTGGTTCCGGTAACCCACTTGGCCTCCCCCCCGTCAAACTTGACAGCGACTCCAACTACCTCAAAGCGTTTATCACGTATGTATTCCTCTGTTGTTTGGTGCTTGAACCCAAGTTTGATCTTGGAGTCGTAGTAGGTCTCAAAGTCTAAAGTTATAAACATTAGATAACGGCTAGTACAGTCACAAAAAAGGGGAGTACGGCGAACCGCACCCCCCGGTCGTTAGACTAAATCGCGTCCGTCAGTATGATTGCTGATGGCTCGCTCAAGATACCAACGGGCCTTCTCCAGATCTTGGAGTTTATTCCCTTTGTGCTCCGCGCGAGTGACGTACTTGATCACGTTACCCAAGTTATAGTCCAGCCCCTTCGCCTCAATAAAGTCGATGGTCTCGATCCCGCCGACCTTGTAGTACGGTGGATGATTAACCGCGTCGGATTGTTCCTTCGGCAAGTTCTCGCGCAAGAACGCCGGAATAAACGTAACCTCAGCCTCTGGTGGAAGAGTATCTTCTGCGACAGCGCCCTCTACTGCTGCTTTGATGTCAGCCTTCGGGATGAGCGAACGCGCCTTGCCGCGCAAAACGTATGCGTAGGGTTTTTTGACTTTCATCTTAGCAATGAAATCATCTACCGACATAAACGGGTCTTTCTTGAGTAACCTAACTGCTCGATCAACATTAGTGATTTTGGTAGCCACTTTATTCCCCTTCTGGAATTGGCGATTTAACAGACACGATACCTTTCCCGGTACGTGCTTCTAACATGGAATCTGCGAAATCAAACGCAACGAAAGCTAGGTTGTCTCGGGAAACACTTTTCGATATTACCAACCCAAGCATAGCCAACCCCGCGTATAGATCTCGCAGAGACTCCAATTCTTTATCATCCATAACGCAACTCCTTCAACTGTTTAATTAACTCTACAAGATACTGTAGATCTGACGCGTTCTCGTTGATGACTGCGGTGTAGCCCCCGCCCAACTCGATATCTTTCAGATTCTTCTTTTGCAACGCGGTAGGTTTGTTACCGTTTGCCTTCGCTTCGATCCCTAAGAATCGTCCATTAACACAACATAGGAAGTCAGGTACGCCTGAATTTCCCCATCCTGTACCTATCGGCATCGCATAATAAACTCCTTCCTCTTTTAAAACGTCTTTTATCTTCATCTTAACTTTTCCTTCTGGTGTCACCTTTCATTTCCTCCAAGTCTTGTAACGGAAGCACTACACAATAATACGAATCCGACGCTTGCCAGCCGATATCATGCAATTCTGTAGGGCCATGATTCACATATATTTCAGCCTTAAGCAACTCCGCGTCCCTGACAACATGCTGATCACTAGCAAGAATCATAGACAACCGCATCTTAATCGGGTCGGGCAGCGTAGCGTCCGAATACGTTCGCGTAAAATTGTCGCCCACATACACGACGTAACTTCTGTTTTCACGTATGAGTGGAACTCTAATTAAAGACCAATTGGTGGTGTGGACGACTGGACTAAGACGATTAAATCTCACAGACATGGGATCATCATCCACTGTTCACTGTACTCCGTGATACTCGATGGGTAGTAATATGCGATGTCTAAGTTACTGTCGTAGCTATCAGTCCTAGGCATAAACGGTGTAATCATCTGGTGCTTCCCGTCCTCGTAAGCAACTTTTGTCATCGTTAAGATCGGTATCAAATCTGGATAAACTTTGTAAAGAGTTTCTTGGGTGATGCGATGGAAGCCCTGCACGATGGGGTTCTGCCACACACCATTGCCGTCTTTGACCCGCTTGACCTTACCAACCATACAGTGACCGCGCTTGTCTGCTGCGATTAGATAGAACGGTGACTCGAACAACCTCGTGACCTCTTTCTTTTTCACGATCACATTAGAATCGATCTCGTTGTATTTGTCAAGTGCTGCTTGGCATTTACTTCTGTCCACGCCCGAGTGGTCTCCAAGCAACAGCGCTTTCAATAAATTATGGAATTCCTCTCCGTCGAACGAATCTGTTGATTTATAGGTTTTACCGAAATGCCCTTCCACCTGATGCTTCAAGCCGTCAATTATTCGCCTAAGTTTTTTATCTACGGTGTCATCGGGAACAGCTTCACTCTTCTTCAACGCACCCATCAGTGAAGGTAGTTTGTGGCTAGTCCACGTATGGCGGTGTAGATCGTCTTTGCCGCGTTCCTTCGTTGCAAAGGGTGTGCTGTACGCGTAGTGCGTTTTCCCATCCTCCTCCCACGTATACACATGGCCCTGCGCGAACCCGTGTTTGTTGGCTAGATAGAATGTAGTCTGTTGGGATTGCGCGCCAACACGCTGGTATTCCAACTTGTGCTCTAACACTTTTAGTTCATAGTGGAAGTTCAACTCCCGGATGAGGGGGAGCGTCGCCGCATCGTTGGTGATTGCGGTAATGAGCGAGTCCGTAGCGAACTCGCCGTAGATGTATTTGTGTACAGACATTTCTACTCCTCAGTCGTTGTTGATCATTACTTTGGTTCCCACCGGGGGGTGGAACGATGCGTTCTCCGTTACCATCCAGAGGGTTGGAGAGGTGACATCCCACGCAAACGAAGACTCAACGTAGCCGTCAGTGAAAACAATCACACAGTCTGCGCTAATTCTCTCTCTGACGATGTAGTTACTAACGCAACCAACCCGAGTACCGCCGCCACCCACAGGCTTGAGCATATTTGCCAGTCCTATGTAGTTGCCCTCGAAGATCTGCTCGCCATGAACGTCTGTGTCCCACCACAGAACGCGAACTTTTTCCGGTTCACACAGATCACAGATCGATGCCAGTTCTGTCGCAAACCTCGTAAGAATCTCTCCAGAGATAGATCCCGACGTATCGATAGCGACCACCACCTCGCCGACAGTCTCGTTCTCGATGCTCGGCAGATACAGATCGTTGACCAACTGCCGCTTGTTCAGCCGACGCCACGTGAACTCGTCCTTGCCACGGGTTGATGACGACACGATATCGCGCAACGCATCTTTCCAATCTACCTTTGGCGTAAGAAGATCACTGATAGCGCGTGGCATTTGTGCGCCCATCCGCCCAGCTAGTAATCCACCCTCACGTAGAGCCTTATCAATCTTCTCCGACATCTCCTTGATCTCGTCAGGCCCCATGCCCTCTACTAACTTCTCGAAGTCATGCTCGTCGAACCCGCCGTCAGGAATTTCCTTCAACTCGTTACCGTTGATTTTTATTTTGCCTGACCCTTGGCCCTGACCATCTTCAGGCTCATCCTCTGAGCCACCACCCGGAGCGGGATTCCCCTCGTCGCATGGCTTATCTTTCTTTCCACGTGGAGGTGGGGGAGGATTCTGCTTCTTCAGATAGTCCCAGATCTGACGCATAGACCAGTCATGGAACATCGAGTCGTACAGCGCCCCGTCAGGCAACTCTACGATGCGCTCGTTGCCGCTACCGATTGTCCCGGTAATGTTGTAGATGATGTCGTTCACAACAAGGTCAGCGGCGATGTTCGCTAACTTCGCGTTCTCTTTGAAGAACTCAATATGCCGCTGCAACTGCTTGAGCGCCACGTGCAGGTTCTCGTGCAGGATCAGACCCCGACGCTTGGCAGGGTTGGTGATCTTCTCAAGGAATTGACGGCAATACTTTTTATTGACGCCATCGGTGTACGCCGTGAAGTTACCGTCTTCTACGGCACTCTCTCCCATCAGCATGACGCCCGAATACAGGGCGGTCTGTGGGTGCTTCATCAGCGCAATGTGCGCCTGCTTCAACAGGGTTTCTTGACTAGACATACTATCCTCTACTTGATTAAATAACTTTCCATCTGACGATGGACTCTAACCCGATCGGGAATCCCGATCCCGACTCACAACAACTCGTGGTTGTTCTTCGCCCACTCGCCGATCTTCGCGTTGTTACGTGCGAGTTTGATTGACCGTGGGTTACGCATCATCATGGTGAAGAACACCGCTTGAACCTCGGACGAACTGATACGCTCGACGAACTCCATGAATGAAGAGAGTTCATCCTGAGTCGCAAGCATATCGACCGCTTGGAACATCATCATCAACTGCGCCGCAATGTCATCCGGGACGGGGATACCTTTGGGGTTCTTGATAACGTCTGCAACGTCTGTGAGATTCTTCTCCATGTCGCAGAACACCATCATGTCCTTGGCGGCAGCTAACCCGATAGTCCCGGCCATACCTGCTTGGAAGAAGCGAGTCGTCAACTGATCGCGCTTACGCACGATCACATCGTTCTTGGCGAGCGAACGCGGAGACACGAACGACAACACCCCGTTACCGGGCTTGAAGATGTAGGGATTATCTTTTGTGTGATCTCCTTCTCTGTATGACTGCAGGCACTTCGGGTACATAGCAACCCACGCACGGGTGACACGGGAGATGCCGTTCTTGCTCGCCCATGTCAACCACTCGTTTACCGTTGGCTTCGCCAACTCCACGATACACACACGATTACCTGCGTGAGCGAGCATCGTGTCGCCCACACCGTCTGACGCATTGTTGGATGTTGCAATAATCCATGATCCATCAGGCAGCGCCTTGTCACCGACCATACGCTCCAGCAGCATCCGGGTGAAGATCACCTGCAACAACTTCGGCGCTTTGTTCAACTCGTCGAGCATGATCACCTTCGGACGCGGGTCGCTCAGGTTGAACAACGACGCCACGTAGTACATAAGTTCTTTGGTGACATGATCAGGGATAGTCATGCCGATGTCCGACATGTCCTTGACCGGGCAGTCTACGTAAATATAGTCACGACTGTCGTCAGCGTAGTGCTGACCTGCTTTGCGCCACTTGTCACCGTTGTCTTCGGCGAGCATAGCCAAGAGCGAACTCTTGCCACACCCCGGCTCGGACAGGACAACCACGGACACCTCGTCACCGATCAAGGGGATGCCCTGACGCAGATCATCGATAGACACGACGGGACGGAAATTAAGTGCAGCCATTTTAAATACTCCTCAATGATGTGATGGACTGATAAATAAACTCAAACACAACTAAACGAACCGAACTTCCCGAGGATGTCGTCGATATCCCCCTTCACTTGCGAGCGCACCGCGTCAGAGTCACGGATCGTATCGGCAGATACTCCCTTGATCGCATCCTCTAGCGCAGCGCGCGCTGCTTCCAACTCTGCGTTACCCGTAAGATTGAAACTCTTAAAGGTCTCGCACATCTCACGCGCCTTCTCAAGCGTACCCTCGTAGATCTTGCGCTTGCGGATCTTGACCTCACCGTTCTTGCCCGTCACCTCGTCGGTGTCGCAGCAGTAAGAGATGCTCTTCATCACCTCGATGAATCGATCCTGCTGATCTTTAAGGATGTTCTGAACGATCTCCTCGGTCTGCTTGCTGTATGTCTCGAAAAGATCATCAGCGATGTCTTGTGCAATCTGGCAACGGAAGTCATTCATCGGTACGTCAGACACGAACAAGCGCATGTTGAACTTGCCCCGCACCACCTCTTTGGTAGGGTAATCATTACGGTCAAACATGTCGCCTTGCGTGAACGCCATGCTCGCCACGATGTTGTCGTACTCCGCAGTAAAGGCATCCACGTGCTGATCGAACGCTATCTTATGCGTGTTGTATTCTTGCTTGAACCGTTCGAGTTCAATCTGCGGCAGGTACGCATTGCCCTTGTTCCACTCGTAGGTGCGGCGCTGCAGCCAGTTGTACACAGTCTGACGATAGTTGGAGATCGCCTTGTGCTTGGGGTGATCGGCGAGCAAGTGCTGGGTGTAGCGACCGGCAGCGGCAGAGGCATTTTTAGATGAAGTCACCTCGTTGCTGACCGCCTTGTTCTGCTTGGTTGCAGACCAGACGTTGATGTCCACGCTGACCAACATGCCGGACGTTGCAAGAGAGATGAGATGCTTTGGTTTGTTCAACATGATGTTTACCTTCCCACGTTCACGTGGATTACTGAATAAAGACTGAGATAAAGATTGACTTAGCGCGGCGACAAAGCGCCTTGCCAACTGACATTATACTACAACTATACATATGGTACAAGGGTTTGAGATAACTTTTTTATACGGACAAAACCTCCTGTTCAACCTCTATGAGATACCCGAGCCTACGGATGCCGTCGAGCGTCGCAGGGGTGAGCGTTGAATGTCCTGCGAGTTGAGCGAAGATCTTGGCTTTGTCGCACGCCGGATAGACCGTGCGATTGCCATAAATATTTCTTACTCTGACGATGATTGTCTGCTCCATCACACTCTCCCAAATCTGAAGTACTTGACGATACGGTCACGGAACTGCGCCTTGTGCCGCAGGAGGAGGGAGGTCTGCAACCTCTCCATGTCCCATGAAATTAACCTGCAATTCATCGGGCCGGGACGGTTATACGCCGAGCCAATCAGCGACGGCCCCCAGTCTTTAATTACTTTAATTTGCCTGTCTTCAGTTACCATCAGCATGATCATCTCCAGTTAAAAACATAAATTGCCCACGCGCAGAGCGCGAGGACATACGCGCACGACACCACAACAATAAAATCCATCAGCCGTTTCATTTCTTCATCCTTTTCCATAGTTCAATTACCCACGGTGATTCGCTCCACGTACCATCGCGTATCACGAACCCTTTCTCAAACTGGAAGCCAGCACGCGCCACGCGGTCGAGATGATCGTCAGTAGATAATCTCTCTTCCGAGTAGCAGGCCCAACCAACGTGCGTCACCGCTCTGACCTCATCCCACGCTCCACGCTCAGGTGGATCGAAAGGCGTGGACATGTAGTCCAATTCAACCGCAGACCCAAGTTCCGCAAACTGCAGCACGTACTCCGTTGGGAAGTCCGCTCGTCTTTTTAGTGGGGTGTTCATCACCAATCACGCTCTATGGTTCTTCTGATCCATAGCCAATCAAAGTTGTACAGTCCTTTGGCCCTGACCTCGTTGTCGTCCTCGTTCTCGCCCGTGCGGATAAATATGTACCCGACACACTCGTTCTCGTTATCCTCGATGGTCTCCTCGGCTAGGTCTATGAGCGCCGTGTGGTCTTCTACGATTGGAATGTTGTCGTACCACTTGATATCTTCAG